AAAATCAATTTTTTTATAAATCTTTCTTAAATAATCATGAAAGACATGAATTCAGTAGGTAAGGATGAAACTCCTGCCATCAAATATGATAGAGCATTAGCTCTTTTTACAGAATCTGTAATGAAACCAGATCATGACCTTCGTGGTTGTGCTCATAATCAAGGATGTTATGATGAACTTATGGAAATTAGAGAACACGTTTTAAAGTATCTCTTAACACTAAAAGAAGTTCAGAACTATCATCAACCTGACGAGAGTGATTTACTTGAACAAGAAAAATTATCACACACTAAGAGTCAGGCTAACGAACGACCTTCCTAAAAATCTACCATGATTAAAACATTAATCACAGAGTTTCCTTTATCAGACTTTCCTAAAGAAAGAACTGTCACAGAGGAGAAGATAAAAAAGTATACCTATACAAAAGATGAAGTGAATGTGTTACTTGATGCTGCTGTTAAAGAAGCAGTTGATCAGGCACGAAAGATTGATGAAGAATCAATGGCAAAACATAATCGTGATGCCACTGTTCTCAGTATGATCCTTGGATTTACTGCATTAGCCTTGTTTGTAGACGGACTACTAAGATTATTAGGTGTCATTCCACCTTTCATGGACATTGATATAGATGTTCTTGATAAGATTGTTGAAAGAGTAGAGACTGATGTTATAGATAAGATAAGGCAAGTCCCCATACAGAAAATATTTCAACGATAATGAATGACACACTAGTTTTTATCTACCTGATATTCTTTGTGATGCTTTTTGCTTCCACTTTTGCTTTTATGTTTAAAATGATGGGATCAACTTTGAATGATTTTAACAAACCAACTAAGAGAAATGTCCATCCAGAAATGGAAGATGTTAAATCTGGAGAATCATTACTCGTCTTTAGTACTAGAAAAGATGATGATGATGAAATTATTATAGTAAAAAAATGAGAGAACAATTAATCAAAGCACTTTTGGCCCATGCACAGGGTGACATTCAAAAACACGTTGCAAACGTGGAAGTCTATTTGACAAACCCAGCTGGTATTGGAGAACACTCTAATGTAGTAGAAGCAATCGAACAAGAGTTGAATGAGATTGCAAAGTATCAAGATCAAATAGATATAATTAACAAATATTTCAAGAAGTGATGGCTAACGATCTTTACGAAGACATGAGGATTCTAAACTCATTATATGAGGAATTAATGTGGAATACTGAAGATGACTTGCAATTTAGTATAGAAGGTGATAAGATTATTATTAGTAATCTAAATTTGAAAAAGGAATGAAACCAATTTCAAAAATAAAGCACCAAGTGAAGTCAAGTAAGTATTACCTATTTTGGGGTGCGGCTACCATTGCAGTAATGGCTGGACAGATTTATGTCGGTGCAGGGTATCGTTCAATGTCACAGGAAGTTAAAGACCTTACTGAAACTCTTACAATCAAAATGGAATGGGAAGAACTAAGAAGAGGCACAGGTCAATCACCCTATCAACCAATGGTAGATCCTGATGATTATCTCATTTGGTTAGAGACAAAATGAACTTCACAGTGTATTCTAAAGAAGGCTGTCCTTATTGTTCTGCAATTACACAAATCCTCTTAGGTAAAGATTTTCAATTTACCGAATATAAATTGAATGAGGATTTTAATAAAGATGAATTCTATGGTGAATTTGGTGAAGGTTCTACCTTTCCACAAATAATTATGGATGGAAATAAGCTCGGTGGATGCACCGACACAGTAAAATATCTTAGAGAAAACAAAATAATCTGATGAAGAACACGCAAGTAGATCTATTTGATATGGTTGAACAGGTGATTGATGACGTTTTTAGGAATCAAGTATATACTTTCAACATGTATCTATATTTAAGATCGAATCAAGTCAAGAGGCCAGTTGTAGATGAATTTGTTGATAGCATAACTGTTAAGAATATTCAGAGTTCTATTAATGAATTGGATCTATACTTAGAAGGTGGTAATGACTCTGATCATAAACAGATCAGGGAAGCTTATGGTTATCTTGGAAAACCCACCGCAAGAAAGATAAGAGATTATCTAAACTCGATCCTAACTGACACATGGAAATATCAAAACGATAAGAGGCCAGGTAGAAGGAAAGGATCAAAGAATCGTAAAAAACTTACTAAATAAAGACAGATCTAATCTAAAGCATGTTAGAAGTAACTATAGTTTATTCGGCATTGTTTGCCATTGGTGGTACACTACTAGGTATCATTGTCGGATGGTTCGCCTGCGAAAAGTGGAGCGAATATACTGTTCTTAAAAATGCACAAATAGCATCTCACCCAGAGATGTATGATCAAGAAGGAAACTTGATCCAAACTGAACTCACAGCTGTTCGGGTTGTGTTGGATGAAAATGATTATTACTTGGAGGAAGAAGATTAATTATGGCTGCGACTAAAACAAAATTGCCACCAAACCCATTACTATCAGAAGTTTTAGATGTTGTATCAAAGGCAAGATCTAAGACTAAGAAGATTGAGATATTGAAAGAGTATGATTCGCCTGCGATTCGTGCTATTTTAATCTGGAACTTTGATGAGAGTGTGAAGAGTATGTTACCAGAGGGACAAGTACCTTACAGTCCCAATGAGGCGCCAAAGGGCACAGATCACAATCAGTTAACCTCAGAGTATAAGAATCTATATCACTATGTGAAAGGTGGTAATGATCCTTTACCTAATCTAAGAAGAGAGAATATGTTTATTCAACTTCTAGAGAGACTTCATGCAGAGGAATCTGAACTCATTTGTTTGGTGAAAGATAAAAGACTTAAAGAGAAGTATAAGTTAACTAAAGAAACTATAGCAGAAGCTTATCCAGACATTCACTGGGGTGGTAGGTCATGACCACTAAGGTTTTAACAGAGGGTCAAGTTAGTGACATGAAGGGTAATGGAGTTACTGTAATTCATAATGGATGTGACATATCTGCTTCTAAGGATAGAGGTTTACCAACAACTGCTTGGTTGATGTCATGTAAACTTGAGGATAAAGAGTGGAATGATATTGTTATGGGAACTAGAGTCTCAGTTTTTGATTCATACTATGACGCATTTGGTAAGAATGTAATTCAAAGAATGGATTGGACATCTGGAACAATCAGCCCAATCTCATGGAACGCAACTGTCAAACAACCAGCTAAAAAAGGTAAGAGGAAAAGAGGAGGAGACGTTAATGCCTGAGATTAATGATCCTCAACAAGACTTGAATAATTATAGTGTTGACATGAAAGAGATGAAGAAAGTCATGAAGAAGTATAAAAAAATGAAGAGATATATGAAGTCTTCGATGTATGAAATAAACAAATTGAGTGGAAAAAAGACTTTTATTGATAAATTAGTTGACAAGTATGGGGAAAACCCTAATTCTGTAACAGAAGATACATAGGAGCTTGCCTATATAATGTGAATGTGTTAATATAAACACATATCGTTCACCCTGATACATTCGGGGCGCAAGTAAGCCGACTCGGAACGGGTTCGTTCATCTCCTACGGGAGACGCAAAAGCCGACTGAAGGAACGGATACTCACAACATCCAACTACTTTAGGAGCAACCAAATGGCACAAGTCACATACCGTGGTGTCGTCTATGACACCGACAGGAACAAAGCAAAGCAGACTAACAAGGTCGATCTAACTTACCGTGGTGTAAGAACAGAAAAAGAACTTACAAGTCTTAAGTGATTGAAGTTATTGAGATTATGGTAGCATCTGCTATCTTTCTCACAATCATAACTGCTGAAGTTCAGTTCCTGTATGGAAAATAAAATAGAGGGGGTTTACACCCCTCTTTTTTTGTATTATAATTAGCTGAAAAAGTAATCAACATGAACAAAGGAAAACTAAAAGTTCTGGTCATGGCTCTCAAAGAGATAGTTGATGAATTGGAATCTGAAGTTTATTCAGATGTAGATGCTTACAACAAAGAGGAAGCATTTTCTCCACCACCACTGAGTTATGACGAGATGTATGATGATGGATCGGACTGAATTTAATTTTAGAATAGAAGTTCTATCAGTTCTTCTCAAGAATGTTTCTACATATTCAAACAATGGTGCCCTCTATGAGTGTGCTGATGAATGGATAACTAGAGGTAATCTTGACACCAATGGCCTTATTAATTTCTTCAACTCGTATTATCACTAGTAATAAATACTAGCGTATGTTAGAGTTTGATGACATTGAAAGATAAGAAAGCCATTAAAAAAATATTGAGTATAGCTAAAAAGCATCCACATTTGTATTCAAAAGCAGATGTGATGTACGCTAAAATCATTAAAAAACGTCTAAAGAAGAATGAAAGTCACCTTAATACAAGCGACTCCAAAGTCTGAAGAAAATATGGCGTACATCGCCAGAGTTTCTAACCCAAGTAATCAGGACAATCAAGATTATTCTGGACTGTTGAAGTATTGTATCAAACATCAACACTGGTCTGTATTTGAACAGGCCTTTATGACCTTAGAAATTGAGACAACTCGTGCTATTGCAGCACAGATATTAAGACATCGTAGTTTTACATTCCAAGAGTTCTCTCAAAGGTATGCACAAAGTAATGCTCTAGGTGAAATTAAATTACCAGAACTTCGTAGACAAGATGTGAAGAATCGTCAAAATAGTATTGATGATCTAGATCCTTTTGTACAACAGAAGTTAGAAGCACAAATGATTACCTTGTTTAGTTCTGCACAATCTCTATACAATCAGATGATTGAAGAGGGAGTCGCAAAGGAGTGTGCTAGAATGGTTCTACCATTGTGTACACCAACAAGACTCTACATGACAGGTTCTTGCCGTTCTTGGGTTCATTATATTAATCTAAGATCAGCACATGGTACACAGAAGGAACACATGGACATTGCAGAAGCATGTCGTAAGGTATTTACCGAACAATTTCCTACTGTATCTGCAGCCCTTGAATGGGTCTAAATAAATTTACAAAACTTAAATACCTATGCCCACATATCCTGTTATACACTTGAAGACTGGTGAGAAAAAAGAATTATCCATGAGTATGGTCAAATATGATGAATGGAGAAAGGAAAATCCTGATTGGGATAAAGATTGGCAAGCTGGATGTGCAATGCCAGCAGAAGTCGGTGATTGGAGGAACAAGTTAGATGGTGGATGGAATGAGGTTCTAGACAGAACGTCAAAACAACCAGGCGCTACAGTTCGTAAATTCAATAACTACTAAACATGCCAAGAAAAAAGAAGACGATTGAACCAATCGGTGTAGGTTACACTTCTAAGCAAATGAAAAGAAAGAAACCCATAAACAATGATTTCTTGATTGATATTGAAGCTTTAACAGATAATCAAGAGAAATTATTTGAATACTACAAGGAAGGTAAAAACATCTTTGCGTATGGTGCTGCAGGGACTGGTAAAACCTTTATTAGTTTATATCTGGCATTGAAAGATGTCTTGGACGAAACAACACCATATAAGAAAATATACATCTTTAGGTCTCTAGTATCAACAAGAGAGATTGGGTTCCTGCCAGGGGATCACGAGGACAAATCGGCACTATATCAGATACCATACAAGAACATGGTAAAGTATATGTTTGAGATGCCTACAGATGCAGACTTTGAAATGTTGTATGGAAATCTGAAAGCACAGGAGACTATATCATTCTGGAGTACCTCATTCATTCGTGGTACAACATTTGATGATGCGATTCTAATTATTGATGAGTGTCAGAACTTGAATTTTCATGAACTTGATAGTATAGTGACAAGAGTGGGAGATAATTCTAAGATTATGTTCTGTGGTGATGCAGCCCAGACTGATCTGATTAAAACTAATGAGAAGAATGGTATCTTAGACTTCATGAGAATCATGGAACAGATGAACGATCAGTTCGCTATGATTGAGTTTGGAGTAGATGATATTGTCCGTTCTGGATTAGTTAGAGATTACATTATTACTAAATTAGCTTTGGGACTTTAATGAATAAAACTTTTTATAATCATCTAGGTGAAATTGAATTAGATCGTAAAGAGTCGGCTGGATGTCGTCTCTACAAAATACCCAATGGTGAATGGGTTCCATCAATCACCTCAATAACTTCATTTTATAATAGAGAAAAATTTATAAAGTGGAGAAAAAAAATTGGAGAAGAGAAAGCAAATAAGATAACCAAAAGAGCCACAACAAGAGGTACGGATTTCCATGAAATCGCACAAGACTATCTTGAGGAAAAGGAACTTATATGGGAGGAACATTTACCCGCTACAAAATACATGTTCCACCATGCCAAGCCATTCCTCGATAAAATCAATAATATACATGCTATTGAGCGCACCCTGTATTCTGAGTTTTTCGGTATTGCAGGTCGTGTTGATTGTATTGCAGAGTATGATTCAGAACTTGCAGTCATTGATTTTAAAACTTCAGAGTACATTAAACCAGAAGCTTGGTTAGAGAACTATTTTGTTCAAGAGGCTGCGTACGCATGTATGTACTATGAGATGACAGGTATTCCTGTCAAGAAGTTGATTACAATTATGACAACTCCGTCAGGAGAAGTAAAGGTATTTGACAAAAGAGACAAAGACGAGTATATTAAGCTTCTAGTACGATACATTAAAAAATTTGTTACTAACTTCACCCATGAATAAAGATCTTGATAAGGCACTGAAAGCTAAGTTTCTGTGTCAAAATAAATTCACTCAAGACATCGAGAATCTTGTTAAAGATAACGCTGATCTCAATTACATTGATGCCATCGTGCATTATTGTGAACAAAATAAAATCGAAGTAGACTCTGTTTCTAAATTGATAAGTAAACCAATGAAGGAAAAGATAAAAGCAGAAGCTACAGAATTAAATTTTCTTAAACGCACATCACTAGCTAAATTGCCATTGTAATGGAAACCATAAGAGGATC